CAGCACCCTCGGCTCCCTTTGTAATTCTCATGACCTTTTCGACTAATATACTCTTCTTTTCGATAGCTTTAACGGCTCTCGAGGGAAGAGAATTAACCATACTACGGAAGAGACGGATACTCGCCGAGACTCCACAAATAGACACCCATCCCTTAGTTTCAGCTTCAACAAAGTAATGAACAAGTAGATAATACTTGTTAGTAACTTCGTTAAAACCTGACAAAGGAAAAGGTGAAATCTCAACTCCCTTATAGAATAGGCGTTTCGCAAATTCAAATAAGTGAGGAGACTCATAAGATTTAATAGGGGACATTTCGACCCCTAAAGATCGAATGATCTTCTTGTAGAGCATGGCAACCTCTCGATCACAGATAACAATATCATCCCCCAAAAGGGCGTATGGTAATGTTTTCCACGACCGGTTAAGTCGTCTGCAGCAATAGTATACCACATAGTGGTGAGCTACTGCAAAAGAAGGTCAAGATGAGTGAAACCCCATTGGATTGCCGACTGCGTAAGATATCATCTTACCGTCAGCTTCAAAGGGGTATCCAACCATAATGTCCTTCCAAGCTGAGACATAACTTCGAGGTAACCGGCCATTAAGGACTTGCTGGATCAATGAAATCGGAAAACGATCTGTGGCTGATGTTAAGTCAGCTGAACAGAAGTAATCTGAATTCAAGATCCGGTCCTTAAAGGCTCCCTGGCTAAACGTCATATCTTGTGGAATCTTCTTCAGTACCCTAAAAAGGTATTGATGAAGAGGGCGAAGTGCAGTCTGAGACCAATAGTCCCCGATAGCTATCACCCGTGACTTTCCTTCCTTATCAGGAATTAAAGCCAATTTCCGGAATTTTCCTTCCTCGTTATCAAATGGAATCAATGACTGTAGTTTAGGAAATTTTCCTAAGCCAACTCATAGCATGTCCATCTTATCCCCTAGATCAGTCCCTCCGATAAATCGGATCGACTCTTCTAGAGAGATAGGAAGGGCTTGCAGGTCACATAAGGCTCTAGACATAGCGTTCTGGGGCCCAGTGGGACCTGATTTCGTAGATAAGTGGAAGGATCTCCAAAGAAGACGCCTAGGCAACGTGCTCTTTCGGCCATACCCCATTTCCGCCCAGAAGTCCCGGATAAACATACTTAGATCAGGAACGAGTTGTTTAGACTCACCTAAAATAGGTTGCAAATCCCAGACAGGCTGGAAACGTAGGGCCCTTGTACACCATAGTATTGTCGTAAGAACCCGCAGAATATCTGGGGATTCATCCCGACGAATACATGGTATCAAGGGTCCTAGGAAAGAGGGTATACCATCGCGAGTTAACTTCACACCCTTCACCTTCTTTAACGGACTGCCAGCCAGGTAGTTCATTAAAGCTGAGCGAGACGCCTTAACGTAAGACACTGCATATGCAGTACCCCGCGTTAGGCGGACTTGCTCTAGATGGAGAAGGACTTTCTCGAAGTCAGAATGAGGCCTAGATATTCTAAGGTTGAAAACTTGGAATATCCATGTAACCACCCTTATAGTGTACATGAATATATTTAATTTGGTTAATTTTGTCATTTAATTGATAAATATTATCTAGATTAATTATATTCCTTTGTACTGTATAAGGAATAGTTCACTACCAACCAAGTAGTGC